TTGCAAAACATGTAAATTCAACAAATGCACATGGGCTGTCTTTGTTGTTAATTAACCAAGAGTTTACACTGTTCTTGAGGAACATTAGTAAAATATCTCTATTATCTGATGAGAAATTTTTCATTTGAGTTCTCATTCTTTTATCACCACTACTGTATTCAGTATTTTCTTCAAATAATCTTTTTCTTTCGTTAATTTTCTTTCCGACTTCATTTGCGTATGTTAACATACATTCAATTGTTGCTTGGAGTGGACTGTATCTGCTTTTTTTTCTTTGTTCTTCCCAATCAACTTGGTTACTGAACATCATATATAACTCACTTTTGACAAAATCTTTAAGTAAGTATTTATAAATTTTTGGTTCACTTTGAGTGTTTCTAAGTAATGTCATCATTGCACGTGGAACTACTGTATAACTAACGTTATCTTGTTTTTCTCTTGTTAAAGTTTTAAAATTATTTAATAATTTAAGGGGATCTTCACATTTTTGAGTCATTGCTTCCCATAAAAAGTTTTTGTATCCTTCAGTTGGAATATCTTGATAACTTGTAAGTAAAATTTTTGTTTGAGCTAAATAAATTGCCATTTGTTTAGTTGCATAAATCCAACAATCTTCAATGTTAATCCATTGAAAATCATCATATTCAGTTAAAAAAAAAGGTTTTTCCATTTTAATTCCTTTATGTTGTTTTTGAAATAATTTGGCTTTTTGAATTCGGTCATGATGTTCTTTGCAAAAAGGTCCTTGAATTGTGATACCATTAATTTTTCCTAAATTAAAAGTAACTGCACTTGATTGTACTTGATGCATAAAGCGTTCAGCTTGTATAACAATGCTATCATTGGAACAATGTTTGTGAGTTAAATCTTCATCAATATCATCTTCGATATCTAATTCGTATTCCCAATCTTCATCTTGATCTTCTTTTTGACGATTGTACATATCTTCTTTAACATGTACTAATTGATCTAAAGTAAGTTTTCTACTTTGTTTATTTTTTAATTTTTTTGTATTTTTATTATTTTCTATTTTTTTTTGTATTTTTATTATTTTCTAAATTTTTTTTTTGCGTTTTCTAATTTTTCTTGCATTTTTGTAATTTTTTCTATTTTTTGTAAATTTTCATATTCTTCGTTAACAATATTGTTAAGTTCATTCATTTTCGTTTTATTTTTGAATTTTAAACTATTTGAACTATTTTAATTGTATTGTATATTTAAATATATTAATTATTTTAAAAATTTTAAATGTAAGCTTAAAAAGCTATATAATTGTTTTAAACTATAAAAGTTTAAATAAAATGCCTATAAGGCTAATTTACTACTGTTATTTTTCAAACAGAGGCTAAT